AATCCTAAATCTGATCCAATTTCGAACCCTCACCGACCTCCTAGTGGAGATAACGGTCGAGTTGATCGTAACGACCATACTAAAGGATCGAACGATACGAAACCGGACCAAGTAAAGTAACTCTTGGGCATACAGACTCAAAAGAAATGCACCAGTTTTCTGGCTGGTTGCTAAGACTTCTACGACGAACAAATATAATACCGGAGTCACGAATAGTGATCAGGCATATATTCGCTCTTATAAGACATAATGGATTACCATATACGACTAGTTATCTAAAAGAATCCGTAAGGATTACTTACCATTGGATGGCAGGTAGTCCGGTTCACAAATGTGAACCCGGTCCTTTTGTAGGAATTTCCAAATTTGGACTTCCTATTTTAATTAAACCTTTATATATGAGGTTTATTAAAGGAGATAAAATCGCAATGCAATTTACATTGTTCTTGCTTTCCTGGTATCGTATTTTTGAGATTCCAGGTAAACTGAAATTAGAGTCAATTACCGATCCTGGTGTTTATAACCAAGGACCTGTGGCAAAAGAAGCTTATCAAGCTTTGGAGGATGCTAAAGAGTATTCTAAGACTTTTTTAGAAGGGTTACAGTTACCGTCGATTAAGGCGGCCTGGCCATTCTTTGGAAGTACTAAAACACCTTCAGGTCTTCCTGCTTTCTTATCTATCCCTACTTCTATTAGAGCTTTTACGCTCACAGAAGAAAATAGAGAAGTTTTCGCAAATATGTTATATTTGCTTTGGAAAACAAGAAGTTACCTCTTATTCTTTTTACTGTTCACCTTTTATCGCTTTATGATAGGATATTCCTACATTCACGATTATCTCTGTGATATCATCGACCGAACTAATTTCGAAGCGTTGGATAAAGGTATAGTTTATACCTTATTCATTGGTTGGAAAAGAGTTGATCTTGGAAAACTCGCAGAAAAATTAGAAGCGGCCGGAAAAATCCGGGTCTTCGCGATGGTTGATCCTATTACTCAATGGGTCTTGAAACCATTTCATTTACAGCTGTTTAAGATTCTTGAACAGTTTCAATGGGATGGAACTAAAGATCAAATTGGTAAGGCTCAAGCCTTTTCTAGAAAATACGTAGGTAAACCTATGTACTCTTTAGATATTTCTTCAGCTACAGATAGAATTCCTATGGAATTTTATTCTGCCCTGTTCATCCCATTATGGGGTGAATCGGTATTTAATGCATGGAAACATACATTAGTAGGCCGAAAATATCTATATCGAGATCACTCTAGAGATGCAGAAGAACCTGAACGGTACTTATCTTATGGTGCTGGACAACCTATGGGAGCTCTTAGCTCTTGGGCTAGTTTAGCAGTCATTCATCACTTTATAGTGAAATTGGCAGCTTGGCGTGTTGGGTTATCTTCGTTTAATGATTATATCATTTTAGGAGATGACTTAGTGATAGTTGGAGAAAAGGTCGCTAAATCCTATTTAGGACTTATGAAAGATATAGGAGTAGATATTAATTTATCTAAATCCCTAATTTCTCAAGTAGGAGTGATGGAATTTGCTAAGCGAGTGTGGTATAACGGAGAAATATTCTCTGCTATTCCACCGCGTGATGCATTTCTAGCCTTCCGACATCCTGTCATGTTCCCTACCTTTATTAGAGGTTTGGCTCGTGATGTGGTCTTACTTCCAGCTAGTCATTCTATTAAATTCTTCATAGAACACTTTGGAGTTAATTATGATCCTTATAGATCATTAATTTCCTTACCAAAGGCTCTTTTAGGAGGTTTAGTAGAACTGATTGGTTATAAATCTATTTATGCCAATCTTTACACGCCTTTCTTGCTACTTTCGCTACAGCGATCAAGACTGATCGACTTGGAACGTTGGTTTCAAGGTAAAGCTCACTTTACGGTCCCTGATTTGCTTGCATTTCAGTTACTCGATAAAGGAGTGTATAAAGATCACTTAAAAGATTTTGTACCCCCACTGTCGTGGGCCAGAAACTTCTTAGTCTCTGTGAGGGGTTCGGGAATCCGAATCTCGGTATTAGAGTCACTGATTCTCATCTTTTG